CTGACTGACTGGGAAGTAACATCATTTGAGGCTGTGAACTAATGGCAGACGAAACGCACTCCTCAGTTCGCATTACTAATGTTCAAGTTTATGAAAAACTTATGGAAGTAAACGAGAACCAGATTGAGATGTTTGCCGAGCTGCGTGGCTTGAAGTATTTGCCTGAAAAGGTCGCCAATATGGAAACTCGTTTGTCAAAGGTTGAGCTTATTGCTCGCCTTGTCTACGGAGTCTACGGCGCAACACTTGGAGCGGTAGCAGTCGGGTTGGTGAGCTTACTTAATGGCTAAAAGAATAGCTGATTGGCGTTTGCCTTATGATGCTAAATACATTACCTCACATTATGGGGAGCTATCAGAGTTTCGCAAAGCTAATAACATGCAACCTCATTCGGGAACGGACTGGGCTAGACCTCGTGGCACTCGTATTCCTGCCATTGCAAAAGGAACAATCAGACTTATTCAATTCAGCGAAGTATTGGGCTGGGTTATCGTGCAAACGGCAATGGATAAAGACGGCAAAGTTTGGTATCTCGGATACTGTCACATGGACTCACAGCCCGCATATAAAATTGGACAAAAAATAAGCAAGGGTCAGACAATAGGCAAAAGCGGAAATACTGGAAAATCATCTGGTCCGCATCTTCATGCAACAGCCTCACGAACTGTTAAGGGCGTGTTCGGAGTAACATCCGCAAAAGTAGACCTTTACAAACTGATTCTTGCTAACACTAAAAGAGCACCAGCAATTCAAGCTAAGCCAATTCAATCTACAGGAGTTTGCCCATGTTGCAAAAGAAGCTACTAAAAGTCCTTGACGGAGTGTTTTTTCTCAAGGATGAGCCAGAGTCCGCAACTGGTGCAAGTTGGAAGTTTCGGCGCAAACTAATCTTTGGTTCTTACCGACTTGGCTTTGCAATGATAATTTTTGGCTCTTTTACTTTTCTCGTTGACCAATGGGGAGTCGGCGTGACACTTATTACAGGTGGCGTGTCTCTTATTTCAATCATCACAACGGCGTACACTGTAAGTGCATCATGGCAAGACGGTAAAAATAATCAAGATTGGACTAATGGAGATGTTTAATAAAGAATTTTGGTCATACTCGATTGAGCGTGGAATAAAAACGATAGCTCAAGCTGCGGTTGCTTATCTGGGGTCTGGCTCGCTTGGCTTGTTTTCGATTGACTGGGCATCGCTTATGTCTGTCTCTTTGGGCGCGGGTTTGTTGTCAATCCTTACATCGATAGCCACCCTTACTAAAAAGTCTAACTCATAACAAAAAACCCACCGTGGTAATAAACAAAGGCGTTTAGCCTAATGAGCAAAGAAAAGAACCCCTTCGGCTTCGGAGGGGTTCTCTTTGTTTCGATTTAACTCAATGATGTCAATACTTTCTGTTGTTACATTCTTCACACCAAATATCATCATCGGGCAAGTGGTCTGTAACACCATCAATCAAAACGACAAGAGCAATAAACCAAATGGCTATGAAGATAACCATAAAGGTTATAAGCCCTATAACTAAAGTCGTGGTCATTCTTGCTCTTTGGTTGATGTGCCGTTATTCTTGATTTGCATTTCCGTAAACCCCATATAGGTCATAAAAGCCATCAGGATTTTTGCGACTAACAACCTTCACATTATAAGTGCGAGAAATTACAGTCGCTTGAGAAGCGTGTTTCACTTTCCCAATCAATGCCCAAGAGTCTGGATTCGCCTTAAGTTCATTAGTTATTGTTCGCCACTTAGAGGATGTTTTTCCGCGCCTCGCCGCTGGTGGTTGTGTCCACTCAATATTCACTTTACTGCCCTTCTTTATCAATTGTGACTTAGCATTTAGTATAACAGAATTATCAAGCTAAATCAATGAATGTGTTTAGAACGGCGAATCTTCGTTTTGCTTGTTTGCAAACTCATAAACATCGTTCGTGGTCGAAGTCACGCCAGAAACTCCCATGTTTGTTTTTGGGAGTCGGGACAAATCAATGCCAATTGATTCAAGGTCTAGTCGAATTGAAGTGCGTTCATTATCGTCTTTGTCCTTATAGGTTTCTGAAACAAGTTTGCCCAAGGCGATTACTTTGTCACCCTTTTTCATTGATGCAACAATTTGTTCAGCCATTGCTCGCCAACCCGTTGCTCTCATAAAAAGTGTTTGTCCGTCTACCCATGAACTTGTGTTTTTGTCATATTTGCTTGGTGTGCTGGCAATTGTAATGTTTGTAACCGCAAACCCAGTTGAGGTATTTTTCAATTCTGGGTCGGATGTCAAGTAGCCAACAACAGTCATATTAGTTTCGTTACTCATTATTCTCTCTCTTGTTTCCTTTGATATCAAGGTGATACCACTTATTTGCACTTAAATAATATATCGGAATCTGAGTTGCATCGACTGCGGGCGAAGCATTACGCGAGAGTTTATAACCCAAGCGTCTTGCTTCTTGCGCTGAAAACGCGTCTGATTCAAATCCGACATTACAAGGGTTACAAACTGTCAATAGGTATTCAAACCCATCAAATAGCTTTGAACCTCCTGCACCCCTGTTTACGCGATGATGAATGGTAAGTTCGTTCCTGCTCCCACAGGCAACACAAATTTCATTATCACGATGAATAATTAGCTCGCGTTTTTTCTTAGAAATCAAGGCACGAACTTATTCACAGAATGAAGCTTTGATTCTTCGCGTTCAGACGAAACCTCCGAACGAATTGCATCCGCTCTGGCTTCCATGTAGTTCAATGTTTTTCTCATTGCCTCAACATTTGCTTCCGCTAATCTTCGCTTCATATTTAAAACGCCAATTTGTTCGTTTGCAGAAGTAAGCGCCTCAGCCCAAGAAGCGGCAATTGTAGGATTTTTGATTCGATGAGAGGTTTTTGATAACGCAAATTGATATTCATACTCGGCTTTTGACTCGGCTTCAACTTGCAAGGCAGGTCGCCAATCGTTTAATAAAAAACGATTCCATTCAATCAAGTGGTCATTCAGGTTCATTTGTGCCGACATTGACCTTCTCCTTCTTGGTTGATACAACCTCATCTTCTTGAATTACTTCGACTTCAATCAAGTCAAGCAATTTGGTTGAAAGTGTCATAAATTCAGCACTTAGGTTGGGTGTCATTTCGCCAAGGTCTTTACAAGTTCTAAACAGTTCGCGTAATTCATCCTTTGATTGACACGCTTTTGATTCAGCAAGCCAATCTCTGCCCGAACCGACTTGCGCGAGTTGCACAGGTGTTGCAACATCAAGTTCTTCGGCAACATACAACCCAGACAATTCCATTGGGAACGCTTTGCGAAGTGCAAGCATTTCAGCACATTTACCCAGCATCAAACTGCCATGCTGTTGCCACATTGAAGATAATTTGCCGCTAAAGTAAGGCGCGTAAGAAGCCCAAGTTGCTACCGCATACAACGGCTCAACAAATCCTGTTCGCATAACCGCAGCTCTAGCCGCCTTTGGGGGTTCTTGTTCAAGCCAAACATCAACCCATTCTTTGCCGTCTGATGTCCATTCAATTGGTTTCTGACCAGCATACTCACCGCTTCGTTGAGCAACCAATCTTGCACCATCAATGCCTACTTGAATTGTATATTTACCACCTCGCTCGATACAGTAAATTTGTCGAGCAATAGGGTCAAGTTGCGTTCGTTGAACTGTTTGGGCAAATGCCTCAACAATTGCTCTTGGAGCAAGTTTCATTTCCTCGCCCTTTGAGCTTTGTATTTTCTTATACAAGCCAGCAAACTCCATTAGTGCTTTTTGCGAGTCTGACCATTGGGTCGCATCTCCATGAACTGGAATTGCTATTTCATTCATTTCATCTCCTTCTCGAAAGCGTTTGCTTCATCTAGTTGACCTAGCAAAGCAGTAGCCAATTGTTTTATCTGATTTATTGCATCTTCGTCTCTGTCAACCCAAATGGTTACTGGTTGTAGGTCTACAGGTACGAAGTTTTCATGGTGTTCCCACACCAAGAGATTTCTGTTTGCGTCAGCAACATACATTTCCCATTGCATCTGTCTCCAATAAGTTGCTGGTATTTTGCCAAGTGGCTTGCTCGATGTTTTGACTTGACACAACTCGACACCAGTTTTCGTTTCCTTGATTCCGTCTGGTGTTGCCATAAAGCGTTTATTGTCTGCCGCGTGAAGCAGATATTTATTTTGACTAAATCCCGCCCATTCTAAAAGCAATGGTTCGCGTTCAATCCCCCACTCGGTTGCGGCGTTGCCAACAAAGTCAGTATAAAATTTTGACTTTAGAATTGACTCAATTGAATTTGGAGTGGCGAGTGAAGCGGCATTGCTCGCGGTTACTCCTTTGTTTCTAGCCTCTAGCCAAGCATCACGGTCATCTGAATGTGCAACTATGCGTTTCATGATTAATTCAAGTGTCATTTTTCATCCTTTCAATAACATACTAAGACATTTATTTTTTTATGCAAGCATAATTATAACAGCAGGCACTGACATTTTATAAATAAAACCCCTTGGGGAGCAAGCGGTATGCTCAACCCAAGGGGCTTTGTTGAGAGCCGAAAGGATGGGTAGGCGCTCAACAACATATCTTAGCACATTTTTTATTCTTACCCAATCTTTTGACACGCAGAAAGAACTCTATTTAGTATAAAATTCAGTATGCTATTACTATGGCTGAAAAATGGGGCAATCCCGAACTCAAATCTTTTAAGAATAATTACATCCGCAGGGTGATAGTAGACCAAGCAAGGGTGTTTGTTCACAAGCACATTGTGGGTCAGGTTGAGGAGTTGTTGCTTCGTGCAATCAATCACGGTGCGATTTTCGCTACCAATCACCTGCCTGTTATTTTACCTGCGTATTTGATGGATGATTCACCCAGTTCAAAAATGGGATTAAAATTACAGATTGAAAATTTCGATACTGTAATCGATGTTGCGGACATCGGGTTTAAACAAATTGGCGATGTATTCATTTACGACACAAAAATGGAAGTCAACATACCGACTCATGAAGAAAGGTTTGTTGACAAAGTACCGACTAAAATTGGCTACAGGCAAATATCGCTTGGAACAAGCGGCGATGATGTCGGCTTTCTCGCATATCTTTTTGGCTTAACTGACCCAGCAAACAAAAGAGTTTTTGATAATGAAATGCTTGAGGCTTTGAATTTCTATCAAAATCGTATGGGCATACCAATTACGAAAACAGTAGATTGGTACACTTGGAACTCAATAATTCCAAGAGGCGGTGAAAGAATCGCGGCTGGGTATGCTGGGCAAAAAGTTCGCATATTACAATCTGCGCTGCGAGTGTATGGTTACAACTGCCCAATCACCTCACGCTTTGGAACTGAGACAATAAGAACGGTCAGAGATTTTCAAAAAGCAAACGACCTTAGAATCACAGGTCGAATTGGATTTTTAGAATGGAACTTGTTTTTTGAACTAAAATAAATCATAATTGCGATTATTACTTAAAGGATGGATAATGAATCGCAACTCATTGTTACGCAGACCACTTGGATTTGAAGGTCATTTTACTCAGTTCCCAAACTCATGGGCAAGAGACACCAACATAGGCTTTAGGGCAAAAGGCATACTTGTTTTGCTTATGAGTCACAGCAACGGTTGGAGCATTTCGCTGGCTCATCTTGCTCACGGTTCGCCCGATGGCATTACCGCTGTCAGAACAGCAGTTCAAGAACTTGAAAAATCGGGGTATCTCACACGAACACTGGTGAGAAATGACAAAGCGCAAGTTGAAAGAAGCGAATGGTTATTGACTGACCCCTTTGAATTAGAAAACCTAACATCAGAAAACCTAACATCAGAAAACCTAACATCAGAAAACCTAACATCAGAAAATCTAACGCTTAAGAATACTAATATTAAGAACACTAATATTAAGAATACTAAATATAAAGAAAACAATATTAACAACAATGAAGATAAGGGTGAGTATGACGATTTGTTTGAGCAATTTTGGGCTATTTACCCGCGGCGCATTGGCAAAGGAAGTGCGCGAACTGCATTTGCTAAAGCCGCCGCAAAGGTGATTCCAGAAACCATTTTACAAATTGCCGAACAATATGCGGGCAAGTCAGATTTGCCCGACTTACAATTTATTCCACACCCAACCACATGGTTGAATCAAGAACGATGGAACGATGATTTGAGTGCGTCTGGTAATTCAAACGCAAGCACAAACGCAGCAGATATTTTGAATCGAGGCAAAGCGTTACAGCAACAAAGCGAAAGGATGAAGGAAATTGGACATTGAACAAACATCAAAAATACTGGCGATGATTGCTTTGATTGAAAATCGCAAGTTTACAGATGAACAAATAGCGGCGTGGCAGGTTTTGCTTAGGGACACAAGTTTTACTTTTGCAAGTGAATCGGTTGTTCATTATTATCAATCGCATACTGAAACCATAAAGCCAGCTCACATTTACAAAATGAGCAAAGACTTACAAGCGGAGAAAAGGAAAAAGGTATATGGAGATTCTGACTCGTAACATCGAAGCCGAAAAGGCTGTGCTGGGCGGCATATTGTTGACCAATGGCAAATGCTTAGATGACATCACTTTGCAACCAGATGATTTCTACGAATTAAAAACTGGCAGGTTGTATGAATTGATTCGCAAAATGCACTTACGAGGTGAGGGTGTTGATGCTATAACAATCTCCGCTCATCCTGAATTTGCTACGGTTGGAGTTCATAGTCTTGATTTGTTTGCGTTGACGGATTTTGCCATACATGCAGACAATGTTGAATATTATGCCAATTTGGTGTATGAAGCAAGCACACGCCGAAAAGTAATTGATGCGAGTAGAAACATAATCAAAGATGCTGAATCGCTTGATTTTACTTATTTGACAGAAACAAGTCGAAAGCGATTAGACGATGCAGTCGGCGTTAAACACGGTTCGATTACTTTTATAAGCGATGAAATTGGCGAAACGATTGATGCCATGCAACAACCCAGTCAAGCTTATCCAACGCCTTGGGCTTTACTCACAAAAGCCATAGGAGGGTTCAGGCGCGGTTCATTATACACAATTGGTGCAAGACCTGGAATTGGCAAAACTTCAATTGGATTACAATGTGCTATGACATTAAGCCGCGAAGGTGCGGTTGCTTTTGCTTCGCTTGAAATGGGCAGGATGGAAATTCACAAAAGGATTATTTCCATGGGGGCATCAATCCCGATGGATTCAACAATGAACAATTCACTTACTCAAACTGAATGGGAACGCCTTGCAAGATTCAAAGAGGAGATTAGACCTAACATTGTAATTGACGATAGGGCTGAAGTTTCAATACAGGACATCAGGGCTTTTGCGCGTTCTGTTCATAGAGTAATGCCGCTGAGGGGAGTTGTGGTTGATTACTTGCAACTAATGAGCAGCAAAGATAAGCGCCCAAGGCACGAAATAGTGGCTGACATGTCAAGACAGTTGAAGATATTGGCGAGAGATTTAGAAGTGCCAGTTATCGCGTTAAGTCAACTGAATCGTAACGCTGAGCAAAGACATGACAAAAAACCTTCGCTTGCCGACTTGCGTGAATCGGGTGCAATAGAGCAAGATAGTGATTGTGTTATTTTATTGCATCAGGAAGATGATTTACTTATGTTAGATATCGCCAAAAACAGACAAGGACCGCCAGCACTTGTGAAACTTCGCTGGGAGGGCGAATACGCAAGGGCGGTAAGTTAATTAAATCTTTTGACTTTTTTGAATTAACTCCCGAAGGAGCTGTAATGTTAGAGCGCCTAAGAGATTTGGCAATCAAATATCAGACAATTTGCCAGCAAGCTCCGAACATTTGGGATGCAGAAAATACCGAGGATTCAAAAATTGCACAGAACGGTTGTAACGGAACTGTGAGCGTGGGAAAAGGACAGCAACGAACTCCGCCTTGCCCGATAAAAAATTTGTGCCTTCAAACTGCCATAACCACCCAATCACACTATGGAGTGTGGGGTGGCATGACATCCTCGCAAAGACTGCGATTACGAAAGAAGCGTTAATCCATTCTGGACATTGGGTAACATTTCATTCCATGCGCCTCAAAGATTTTAGCAGCAGCTTTTATGCCAGCTTCTTTTCGTTGCATCGATTGAGTTGTGTCGTGCATCAAATCGCTTGACCAAAATGACAACCCGCCGTAGTAATCTTTGTAAGCGCCAAACTCCTTCATAATTTTGGCAATTGCAGAACGACCATCAACTGGAAAGTTCAACCAAGCAAAACCACAAACGCCATCTTGAACAATTTCGTATGGCTTGCTCCAATCAAAGCCTTCATTGATGCCTGAATTTTGAACCGCCATTGCTTTGGGCGTTGCATCTGAATACGCCTTGTTTGCAGCCATTGATGCTTGAGCAAAAATTTGCTCAAATTCATTTTTATTCATTATGTATCCTTTCTTCACTTTTATTATGACATAAAAATAACATAATGTCAAGTGCATAAATCAAACTATGTTTCGACACAAATCCTTTCAAATAAAATAAAACGATTATTTCAATAAACACATGTTATTATTTGCTTATGGAAATCCAAATTGTTTCGATTGATGATTTGTCATTAGATGAAAATAATGCTCGAATACATGATGAAAAAAATCTTGCTGCAATCAAGGGCAGTTTACAAGAATTTGGGCAACGCAAACCAATTGTTATTAATGATTACAACATGGTGATTGCTGGCAATGGCACGGTTGTAGCAGCTGGGTTGCTCGGTTGGACAAAAATCGAAACAGTAAAAATCCCAAGTGATTGGACTGAAGAACAAACTAAAGCCTTTGCATTAGCAGATAATCGAACAGCGGAATTAGGCACATGGGACAAGGACATTTTGGCTCAACAATTAATCGAATTGCAAGATGTTGATTTTTTGATTGAACAAATTGGATTTTTGCATGAAGAACCTAAAGTGATAGATGATTCAACTGAATCGGTTGACTGGGAAGATAAATATGAAGTTCTTATAGATTGTGAAAATGAATTTCAGCAACAAGAACTTTTAGTTCGATTGTCTGGAGAAGGTTACAAAGTAAGGGCAATGTTGATATGAATTTTATACAATTGGAAACAAGCATTGAGCGTTCTGGAAGAGTCATGCAATTGGAAGGCATGTTTGATTTAGATGAAGCTTCAAAATCTGTAACAGAAATTGCTTTCAATCTTCCTGATTTATCTGAGCGTGAGTGGAACATTGGTTTAATTGTTGGTCCTTCTGGTGCAGGTAAATCTACTGTGGCAAAAAAATTATTTCCTGAGCAATTGAAACAAATTGAAAATTTCAATTGGTCAAAAAACAAAGCCGTCATAGACGAATTTCCACCTACCAGCACAATGAAAGAAATAACTGAATTATTATCTTCCGTTGGTTTTAGTTCACCGCCAGCATGGTTGCGACCATTTCATACATTATCAAATGGTGAACAATTTAGAGTTACAATGGCGAGAATAATGGTTGAAACCAATCAAGACAAAATAGCAGTTGTAGATGAATTTACTTCGGTCATTGATAGAAATGTTGCCAAAATAGGGTCACACGCCATAGCCAAAACTGTTAGAACTCGTAATCAGAAGTTTGTTGCAGTTGGTTGTCATTATGATATTCAAGAGTGGTTACAACCAGACTGGATTTACGAACCACACACTGGTTCTTTTCGATGGGAGTCACTTCGGCAAAGACCAAAAATTGAGGTCAAAATTTTTCGAGCAAAATATGAAGCGTGGCAAATATTCAGCAAGCATCATTATTTAGACACTGGTTTGAATAAAAGCAGTCGTGTTTATGTTGCAACTATTGAAGGACAACCCGCTGCACTTATAGCAATATTGCCCCTTGTGCATCCCACAGCAAAAAACATAAAACGAATTTCAAGAATTGTAGTTTTGCCTGATTTTCAAGGCATTGGATTGGGAATAAAATTTATGGATATGCTTTCTGCAAGTTTAAAAGCTCAAGGATTCGGCACATACATAACGACAAGTCACCCAGCAATGATGAGAGCGTTAAATCATTCTCGCAAATGGGCAATGATAAGAAAGCCTTCTAGAATTGGTAAAGCAAGCTCAACATCCAAGCCACGGCTTATGACTTCAAGGAATAGAATTACAACGACTTTCAAATTTCAAGCTGAAGCAGACGACACACTTTTGGACATTTTAGCTCCAAAACCAAATACCATAATAAAGACTTAGAAAAATGAGCAAGGGCAAGAAGTGTAAAAACGGGCACTTAGTCACCAAGGGCGACTTGTGTCTTAAGTGCATTTCACTTGGGTTGAAATAATCAGACTTTGACAAAAACAGGAGAACAAATGACTCAGAGGGGTAGAAAAGCACCAACGCTTGACGACTCCAAAGTCAAATTGTTTTTACAAGCTCTGACAGCAGGTAATTATGTTGAGGTGTCTTGCGCTTACGCTGGGTTGTCAGTTGCAACTGTTTATCAATGGCTTGAAAAGGGCAAGGCAGAAAAGCAAGCTAGAGACAATGGTCAAAAACCCGACATACATAAAACTACATATATCGAATTATTAGAGGCAATAGAAAGCGCAAGGGCAAAAGCGATAGTTGGTAATGTCGCTGTGATTCAAAAAGCCGCCAGAGACGGAACTTGGCAAGCTGCTGCGTGGTGGCTTGAGAGAACCAACCCGCAACAGTTCGGCAGGAAAATACAAGCCGAAGTGACGGGTCGCATTTCTATCGAAGATTTAGAACGCAGAATGCTAGAGTTGATAGGTGACGATTCTACAGACATTCAAGAAATTGACTCCTGACAAACGCAGAGTCTTTCTTGAATCATTATCAGAAGATGAAGCGAACATGCTTACCCTTCTTGCTATGCAAGGTGATAAGCCCGACTGGGCAACGATAGCTAGAACCGAGCAACTGCCGCCTGATGGTGAATGGTTAACTTGGATGTTTCTCGCGGGTCGAGGTGCTGGCAAAACACGCGCGGCTGCCGAATGGATAATAGAACGAGCAAAGACACCCAACCTACGACTTGCGCTGGTTGGAAGAACTCCTGCCGATGTTCGCGATGTTATGGTGGAAGGCGAGTCGGGCATTATGGTTTGCGGCAGAGGTATGAACATTCAGTATGAGCCATCGAAGCGAAAGCTTACTTTTCCCAATGGCACAATCGCAATGACTTACTCAGCAGAAGTCGCATCACAATTGCGTGGACCTCAACATCATTACGCTTGGGCAGACGAGGCATCTTCGTGGACTGATGCACCAAAGGGTGATTCACTAGACACAGCTTGGAACAACCTGATGCTAGGACTACGCCTAGGAACAGCACCTCAAGTGATGGTTACAACAACTCCTAAGCCAAATCGCCTTACAAAGGATATCTTGGGGCGCAAATCAACGACTATCACACGCGGTTCGACTTATGACAACCTAGACAACCTCGCAACATCATTCAGACAACAGGTTCTTGATTCCTACGAAGGCACTCGTCTTGGGAGACAGGAACTATTGGGCGAGTTGTTGGAAGATGTAGAGGGCGCATTATGGACTAATCAGATGCTCGAATCGGCTTTGGTTGAAGAAGTTCCAACCATGCAGCGAATTGTCGTAGCCGTTGACCCATCGGGCGGTGATGGTGAAGGCAATGACGAACAAGGAATTGTTGTGGCAGGTAAAGGAATTGATGGTTTCTATTATGTGCTTGCCGATAGGTCGTGCAAACTTACACCTCAAGGTTGGGCATCAAGGGCAGTCGGCGCATACAACGAATTTTCAGCCGACAAATTGGTCGCCGAGAAAAACTTTGGTGGAGATATGGTGAAAGCCGTTATTGCACAGATAGACAAAAACATCTCATTCAAAATGGTTACAGCTTCTAGGGGTAAGGTTCAACGAGCAGAGCCGATTGCTGCACTGTATGAACAGGGCAAAGTTAGGCATGTGTATGGGCTACAAGACCTTGAGGCGCAAATGACTGGATGGACACCCGAAGATGGCACTTCACCTGACAGAATGGATGCGTTGGTGTGGGCAATGACCGAACTTGCATCAGGCAGAGCGCCAATTGGCAATGCGCCAGTCATTTCAATCGGACAGTCAAATCCTTGGCAAATCTAATCGGCGCAGGTGTCTCAAAAAAAGCTGGTTTGTCCTTCGACTTTTGCTGTAATTTCTCTCATTGGGATTGACCTTTGCAGTCGCTCAAACATTTTGTAGGCAGCTTGTTCCTCAGCATCTTTCTCATTGTCACCGCTGATGGACATTGGAATTGTAATCGTTATTTGATAGACGGGCATAGCAGTAGTTTAGTAAAACGACTGGGCGGTCAAAATCAACCACGCCAGTCGCTTGCAGAATGAACCTTATGGGGAAAGAAAATTACCGCACTCACACTTCACCCTTTTTGACTTCATAAATTTTCGCTGAATCATCATCCTGTTTATCTCTTGCGATTGTTCGTGCAACAGAACCGCCTTTTCCATCACCTCGGTTTGCACCGTTGGGAAGGTGGGATGGTCATTCTTGCACAGAACACTTATTGCTTCAAGTGTTTCACGGCGTAAGGCGAAGGTTTGTTTTATCAGTTCGCCCAAGTTGTCAATGTCTAATTTCAGCTTGTCCATTTTGTGTCCTCATTTAGTAGTTATTTGACCAGAAGTATTTCTTGTAAATGCCGTCAATTGTAATAATGTCATAGCAAAAATAATCAAAGCGTAGCTCGGTGTCCCAAGTTGCTTGATAATCAATCTTCACCCAGTTGGGCAAGCCTCCGAACCCACTCGAATCAACCACTTTTTCAGCAAATTTTGCTTCTGATTCACATTCAGTCACGAACGACAATCTCTCAGTCACCGCCAAATCAATCAATTCTTCATCGGTAAGTGTCTGCGACTCATTCCACGCAAAAACCGCCAAGCGAATTATTTCTTCATCTGCAAAATGTTCAAACTCAGCTATTGCGGAGATGCGTTTATAATAAGCACCAACGCCCTTGTAGGTTTCACCATTCCACGCGACAATCGTTTTGTCAGTTGAACTTGATTTTGTATCATTAGCTATTTTGTTTTTCATTTTCTTTCATCCTTTCATCGTTTAACACACGCCAAACATTTGTGCCGTTGTAACTGTATGCACAGCGATAGCACATGCCAAATTTCAATTTCGCATTTTTGTGAATCACATCGAAACACTCGCGGTATTCACAGCAGAAATTGCACATCATATTGCCACCCATCTTTTTTACCTCCTACATTCACATTGTAACACATAATCACACACTTGACAACTACCCAAGTTGTATCATCTGTTCAGAGAACCATTCGGTAAACCCATCCTCGCAGTCAGAACATAAAACATTTGTATATTTGGGATTCACCCATATTATGATTTCGCATTGATAGCAGGGTGTGGCTTGTAGTTTATGAGTTGTCATTTCGCGACCTCCTTATCAGTGTTCCAAGTCCAACTTCTTGTTAATGTCTCATGGACAGGTTTCATGGTTTCATAAAATTTGGAATCCGCCTTGAGTAAAACCAATTCAAGTTTGTCTGCTAATAATTCTGCCAGCATTTCCGCTTGTTCTTCAGTCATAAAATACGCTGTCTTGCTCATCAATATTCTCCTTTCTGTTTTGTTATTTCTCGGCGTTAACTGGGTATCCTACTTCTCTGATTGTGATACTTCTAAGCGTGTGTGTTTCTGGTGTGGTGGTGTTTGCACAAACTTCCCATTTGAATCTATAGTCAGGACTTGCATTGTCGTGATACTCAATCGTTCGCTTCAGATTTCGCTTCATCATTTTTAGAGCGTTGCCTACTATTTTGTCGGCTTCGCTGGTGTTGCCAAGTGCTGGATAAAATTCTGCCTTAGCATGCCATTGTCTAAATCCATTAGCCCAAATTGTCACTTCATAGTTTTTAGATTTGTTCATCAGTATTCCTCTTTCTGTTCTGTTATCTCTCGGTGAGCGCATACATATTGTCCTTCAATGTATAGATACAAATCGACCAACATCAATTGTTCAATTGTGCAGGACTCTTGTTTCGCGTCTGAGCGAGATGGATATTCTATGGCAAGAATTTGGGAATCATTTATCATAGACATGGACATAATTCCACATTTGTCTTGCCACGCATCACAAAACTCATATGGCATTTGCACCCATTGAGCTTTTATGTCTTTGGTGCGAGTAGGAACGGCTTCGTCAATTGCTGTTTTCATCCACGCGCCTCGCTCGCCATCTATCCTTTCCCATTCTTTATACATCACTTTTTTTAGTTGGTCATAGTCAGCCATTAGTTATCCTCACAATCGTG